AACATAGCAAATGCAGCCTCCGCCGCCTGCTGCTGATTCACACAACCCGAGAGCCGCCAGTAGTGAACCTCCGGCACCGGGATGCCCTTCGATGCGAAATACCGCTTTTGATCAAGCTCGCGAGCCTGCATATCCTTCCCACAGTACTTCGCGATATAGCTGGCCAGCTTGTGAGCCCCCTTAGGACCCCAACCCCACTGCGCAGGGTTACTAACGTTGACCTGACCCATCTGCCGACCCTCCTCATCCTGCCCGATGATCGACTGCCAGATCGACCGCAGCAACAAATATGACTGACGGCCAGCCACCGCCACGTGGAAGTGCAATGCGCCACGCTCTTGTTCTTCGATGACCGCCACGTAATGAAACTTCTTCACCTTGCCCAGGCGACGACGAAACGCATCCCAGTCCTTAAGTGCCTTCGCACGGTCCAACATATTCTCACGATACGTCAACGTCACCATCCGATCAGCACCGATGGTCTTGCAGCGATGACGAACATTCTTCTTCGCACGGCGGCCGGCGTCATCTTCATTAGCCTCCCGATTGTCAGACTCACCTCGCTTAGCACGCGTCTTGGGCGTGATAGCAGGCCCATTGAACGTCCGTTCAAGGCAAACTGACACTTCGCACTGCCCATCGGGGAAAACGCGCCTACGGGCCACATAGACGTTATCCCACGTGTTCTTAAGTCCTTCGTTTGTAAACCACTCCGGTTTGTGCGCCGGGTCTTGCACATGTTCGCTAAAATCGATTGACGAAAGTGCATTCTCAATGTCTAATTCGGTCACTTGGTTACCTGTCACAGCAGTTAATCAATGGATCGGAAGGGTTGCAGCCCTTGCCGGTCCTTTTTTTTTCCCTCAGTTCCGTTCTGTCACGATACGCCAGAGATACAACCCGGCGAACAACAGCGGAACTACGAAACACCCAACACCGACCCAAATCAACGCCATCTCATTCATCTGCCACCTCCTATACGTTAAGTGTCCCTAGTACAAGTTTAGGCGCCGCTGCGCGGCGCCGTGTCGCAAGCGCCCCGGCACCCCACAGCAACGCTACTGCAGGAGATTGTGAAAAGAACGCATCCACGCTGACACAACGCTACGACGACAAACAACCACCAGCCACGGCCGCGCGAAAACGCTCGAGCAGCACGCATCAACACAAGCTTCTGAGCACGACAGCCACTCAAGCAAACAACAGGCGATATCACGCGATATTTCATGGCTTGCCACCCTCAGGAACCGTCGCATACCGGATAGCACGCTTGACCGGCGGACCATCATCAATTACAGACGGAGCAGCTTGAGAAGCCGCAGGAGCACGCTCGACCTCGTTAAACGCAATCACCTGGGGAGCACCGTAGTTCTCACGCTGAGGAACATCAGGGTAACGATCCAACACGTCAGCACTACGCCGAGCCTGAGACATCTCAGCCATATGCACAGCACTGTTATCAACGTCTCGACGTGGTTCCGGATCGAAATCCATAAAACGGCCATTGCGAGCAATATCAATACACATATTGAACTCAACATCGAGCTTAGTAGCCTGTTGCGTATAACACTGGCATTTAATTGACCCGCCAGACCTCGAATCACCAATTTGGATACACATGGCAGGCACAGGAACACGAGTAGGAGCAGTCAGCATGTCATAACGAGGAGCCATTTCAGGCAAGCCCTGTAAGCGAGGATTACGTTCCCATAAGTATTTCTTGACATCAGACACAGGGTCCAAATAGCCCACCGGACCGCCGCTTCCTGATGTATCTCCGCTTTCCGTAGCAGCGTCACCCACAGCAGCAACCTGAGATGCCGAACTGAAAGCATCCTTTTTTGATTTCACATAATAAGCAAGTGCAGCGATAACTAAGATAACGAACACACCGACATAGAAAATCTTAGCCGGGATTTTTTTCTTAACAGTATGAACCTCCGCACTCTTGTACCACTTGTAGGCCTCTTTATTAAAAGGCCATCTAAAAGAAATGGCGGATTTCTGAGAAGAGGCAGTTTCCGGCGCTGGATTTGTATTGCTCCACTCATACACCGTCGCAGATTCAAAACCAAACTTACGCACCGAATGAAAGTGTTGACCTACAAGCTTTCTGACAAAGTTATGAATCAACGTCGGATGTTGAGTAATCAGGTATATATCCATCCCACGATGCCGATGAACCGCCAAATCCTCATAATGCTTTGGCAATTGCGAGCCATTAGCTTTAGTTGGAAAAACAAACTGACACTCATCAATAACGATAATGCAACCATCAGGCAACGCAGGCCATTCATCAGCCTTAAATTCCGTCCATGGAAGAGTACATTCATTAATTCCATGATAGTAAACTTCTCTATTCTCCCTTTCAGCACGCTCCTTAATATGAGTCAATGCATGAAGAGTTTTACCATTTCCGGGAAGACCGGTCATTAGAGTGATAGGCATTATTTAAGTATCATTTTCTTGAATGAACCGGCGATAAGGCGTATCGAAATGGCCGTCGTCACCGCCGACATGATAATACTGAGCGCTTGATCAAGGCCTAAGAAACCCAAAAGTCCAACCATATCGGCAGGAAGACCTTGCAAGCTTCCGACAACTCGCCCGTGAAGCCACGCCACAGTAGCCCCAAGACCCTTATAAGTAATAAATCCAACCCCCAAAGCGATGATGGCGCGACCGACTAACGACGCCATCACACCAGCAAGAGCACCAACCAACGCAGGAATAAACGCAGCAAGAAACATGTTCAGCCCCTCAATACAACACCGATAATAATTCGATATGCAACAATCCAAGCCATAGCAAGAAACACATACCTTAGTGGCTCAATAAAACTACAAAGGCGCGTGAAATCAATACGGATTTCCTTACCTAGTAAAGTTACCGAACGATTTATCAGGCAGGCAGCAGGTAGAAAAGCAGTCTGCTCAATCGTTGCACTGCTAATTTCTACTTCCGTACCCTTCATGGCGGCATCAATAGAACCCTGCATTGGATCGTTACCTGACAAGATACTATTTCCAAGCGCAGAGGACGCCAACCCCATCAATTCCTCTTTCTCACTCACCTGACGACATTCCATCGTCGCAATCGCACGCAATGACGCGCACTGAATCGCATCACCCTGGCAAGTGATTTGGCCACACTTACCGCCAACAGAAGAATTTGTACAAATCGTTAGATTTGGATTCTGCTTACACAAATCAAACCGTTCGTCATCAATTCCTGATTCATCCTTACCCGGCTTACCAGCAGAATTATCCGTAGTTGATTTGTCCTGATTGATTTCTTTGGTTCCATCAGGTTTAACAACCGTAATCGTTTTTACAATAGTTTGCGACCCATCAGAATTAAACGTAATCTCTGTTTTTGTTGTGGTCTTAGTTCCATCCGATGATGTCTCTGTTTTCTCAGTTTCCGCTTTTGGCGGAGCCGGAGGTTTATTCTTAGGATCAGTGCCAGTTCCAACGCATCTTGGAACTCCGTCTGAATTCAAACCAGCATTCACCGTTCCTTTTGGACATCCCTTACTAGGATCGGGAGCATCCACTGGAGGAACATTTTCACGAGGATCATTCGGTCCTTGCGGAGGCGCAATATCACCCGAACCAGCAGGCGCAGCAGCACCATTAGAAACACCCTCATACGTACAGTAGTAATATTTCTTGCCATCCTTTTCTTGCGAATAACATCTTCTAACATCAGGAAGTCCGGTTAATCCGCAAGTCGGGGAAGTAGTCGGATAACCCGGCTCAGTCGCAGCGTCAGTAGAATCGCTACCAAGAGGGCCAGTTCCGGCAAAACGATCAAAGGTGATCTTCTGCCCGGATGGGACATCGCATTTTGGTGGCGGAACACCACCACCAGCAGGCTTATCAGCAACACATACACTTAATGTCCAATCCATATAAGGCTTGGCAACTGGACAAACTAAAGCAAATCTTCCAGCGTGGTAACCAACTTCAGCAGTACTAGTACTGCCGATTCTCAGTCCATAACAAATCACCTGTCCAGTCGAAAAGTTCGCAGTAGAACGCTTAAAAGTATACTGCGAAGCAGTACCTCCCTGAGTACCAGCCCATACACAATATTCGTCACTAGTTTTAAATGCCTGCGATCCATTCCTAATATATTGATCCTGCGCAGAAGCGATCCCTGCACAAAACATTAGACCGAATCCGACTACAAGCCATAAAACATTTCGAAGAGTTTTCATGATTATTTATCACTCATGATTCAGCAGAATCCAAAAAGCTCCGAGAACCGCAAGCATTACTATCCATCCGTGCATGTCAACACTCCTCATATTGTGAAAGCCTCCCTTTGGGAGGCGCGCGAGCTGGGGAGTTCCTCCCCCACGCTCTTATGCGCGATGGCCCCTGAGAATCAGCGACACATACGCCATTACTTAGAACGGCTTGAGTCAGAGCACCTCGCCATTCATCTTCGATTCATGCCTCGGCACTCCGACTCAAGCCTTGACGCCAACACAAAATTTGGGAAAAACTTAACGGGGACCCCTGACCCCAAAAGCGAGGGCAGCTCAACTGCCGTCGCTTAAAGCGGAATGAGTCGAAACACCTCGTCATTCATCTGCGATTCATGTCTCGGCATTCCGACTCATTCCTAAGCCAACATGACGAAACCAAAACCTTACAGGGGGCCCCCTTCACCCCAAAAACGAGGGCAGCTCGACGGCCCGTAGCCGAACTCGCTGCCTTCAAATCCAGAACATTTACTGCGCGGCTTTTAGGGGGAGCCGCTGGCCGACGTGATGCCGTCGGGCCGGAAATTCGTCGCGGACTGCCCGCTAAAACTTTGTAAGCGTGTCGCTCCACGCTCCGAGACGGTTCTACTTCGGACACAGCCAGACCAGAACCCAACAGCAGGCTTCGATCAGCCCACAAAGATTTTGCCCTTCGGGCCGCTTGTACGACGCGTATCCAAAAGAGGCTTTGTTTTCCCTGGCCCACGACCCGTAAACAAAAAAGGGAGGCGATTAGCCTCCCTCCCAGATCGCAGTCGCCGATTACTTGACGACGCGACGCACCCAGGCCACCGCCGCGATAGCGACGACAACGCCGAGGATCAGGCCGCCTGCCGTGGTGACATCGGTAGTAGCAGCAGTCACCGCCGTGCCAATGGTCGCTGGCAGCTCAGCATGCGCCGCCGACATTGCACCCATGGACAGAGCCGCGGCAGCGGCCAGTTTCTTGTAAGTCTTATTCATCTTTCGAACTCCCTCTAAAAGTCGCGATCACTGATCGCGTCGCATACGCAGCAACCCAGCATGAAACAATCAAGCCGGAGGCTACCGCGCCATCTTCCGCCGAGAGTGCCAGCGGATTGCCGACAACCTCGACGCCACTCTGTACGACGTATTGGCACGTCGTCAGATCGTTTGCGGCAGGGTCAAGCTCCAGCACGAGAGAACCGTTCTGCTGCTGGATGGCCCGAACACATGCCGCCATGTTCTTAGGCCTTCGCCGGCGCCGGAGCAGCAGGCGCAGCAGCTGGACGAGCGTCACGCGTAATTGGCTTCATGGCTGCAACCACGGCACCGATGCGCGCATCCTTACCCACCGCCAGTTCGAACGTCACGTCATACCGGCCTGGGGTCGTGTCCTTGAATGCTTCCGGCAGCATCAGTACGCCGACGAGAGGAGCGGCAACACCGTCTTCCGTCACCCGCTCAAGAATGCATTGCGCCATACGCAGATCGTAGTCATTACCAGCGCGCGAGCGGCCCGAACGCTGTTCCACATGGATGATTTGAATGATGTTTTGCATAACTAGTGACCTTTAATGTTGTTCCGCCCTCTAGAGCGGGGGAGCACTTACGTGCTATCGTTATCCACTTCTGACTAACCCGCCGTTAGGCCGCTTCTGGCAGTAGGGTTATTCAAGATGGAGTAACGCAATCTTACTTCATTTGAAGTAACTTGATACTAGGAAATTTCTATGAACTATCACGAACTGATAGAGATGGCCTTGAAAGGCCGTTCGGTGAACTCAATGGCGCGCACCTGGGGCGTACCGCAGCCAACGCTAGCCCGATGGATCAAAGGCGACAGACTGCCCAGCTACGATGTCGCTTTGAAGATAGTGAAGGAAGCCGGGATCGACCCAGCAGAAGGCTTCCAAATCCTAGCCGATGCCGATAGGACTCAAAAAGTGAAGGACTTCGAACTACAAGGCGGCTTTGTACAAATCGGCATCCTGCCCTTAATTGGCGGGGCAGGGGTTATCATTTTGTCTATATTATGTTAAATGCGCTGTCGATTGTACGAGTCATCGATGCAGTAGTGACCAG